GAGATTTTCATCTCCGATATACTCCCTTCCCATGGATAATGCTCCATAACACATATTGTTAAGTATGTGGGGAAGAGGCGTCCCGATGATATTACTCATCAGTTGGTACACCACCAACTAAAGGGTAACCTGGCATTACAGGTGTAAGCGCTCGTGGTCCTAGTACTTTACGTACTAGGGCTCGATCCGCATGTATATCATCATTGCTTAGAAGTAATCTACTTGTAAGCGATAAGTAGTCCTTTACTACACTTGTTAATTTATTAACAAGGGTAGCATTGGCTGCTTGGATAACCTCACTGGCTCTCGTCGTAAATAGACGATTTGGGTCGAAACCGGTGTAAGCTTCAGTGGTAAAGATTAATTCTTTATCAGTGAACTTTCCTTGGTAACTTCTTAGATCTTCTATTGACGCATTCAATTGTGAATGTTGCTTGATAGCAACAACCACCATTGGAAGAGCCTTAAGAGCAGTAGCAGCATCGCTGCCTGAGTAAGACCTTAATGTATTCTTAGCAGTTTTCATAAACTGATCTGAAGCATCTTTAGTCTTTCTCAAACCATCTTCTAATACTCTAGCCTTGGCTTCTGCAACAAGGGATAATATCAGTAATCTGATATCATCCAATGATGTAGAGCAGGTAGGAGGAAAGAATTGTCCGATTACCCATTTTAATGGCAAATCGGTACTTTCCTCTCCAGCTATAAGCCGAGGAAGGAGTAAGAATTTCTTACTCTTAGTATACAACCTCTTAAGAAGTTGTGGACCAAGACCAAGAAGTTCACTTAGAAGTGAAAGGTATGTTGCGGGTGCCGACAATAATGGGTCTAAGTTTCACCGGGCAAATCCAGATTGAAGTTCATTAGCTATTAAGAATCATTTCTTAATGGTTAAGAAAGCTTCAACCGGAAAGCCAGTGATCTCCTCCCCAGAATGGTATCATCTTTTGGCAAATTCCCACGTATCATTTGATACATGCGATTTGGCATCAGATAATTCCACGCCTAACTCAGCCATGATAAGTTTGTACATTTGTGCAATCCTATCATCAGCTATTACTATATCATCACCAAGTAAACAATACTTCTCTGTGGGATACATACCACAGCGGAGAGCTGCTACTTGAACGATAATATGGTGGGTTAAAGCGAAGACAGCTCATGAACTATACAATCCCATGGGTTGACCAACTGCATATTTTATGCTTCGGTCTTCTCATGGAACGTAAAATTCATGTCCAGTAGTTAACTGAGTCCAGGCCTTAGCATATTCTGGATTTATCATAGCTGCTAAGACTGCTTCCTGGATAACAACAGGAAACCGGTCTGTCGCAGATGATAAATCTAGACTATGGTAGGGACCAGAGTCAGGTAACACTGATTTCGACCCTAGTTGATTACGAGTCATATCTGTTCTTATACCCTTCAAGATTGAAAATATTCGATCATGAAGAGGTTTTAGAGCAGATTGTGTCCAATAATCAGCTATGGCGATAATCCGTGTTTTACCTTCCTTATCATGTATGACTGATAATTTTCTCATCAAGGATTTGTTACCCTTAATTTGAAAATTTTCACGTCACGATAATGGTTGAAAACCCGATAGTGTAGACATGGTGTCAATTAATGATTGACCCCCTATTGATTTCAAGTTAGCCATCATTGATGGCGAGCCTAAAATTAATGGGATTTCAATTATTGAAGACATCATGGCTAGAGTATTGGGGCCTGCTTTGGTTGTACGATGAGGTTCTCGTCAAGTTGGTTGTCCAACCTTTCCGATTCACATATCAGTGACCATGTGGACCTCTTGCATAAGCATTCCGCTTATGTTTGACGTTCCAGTGTCCGTAATAGGTGATAGGTCTGGTTGTGCAACATAATCAATTCCTCTACTAGCTCTTAAAAGAGTTAGTAAGAATCTTTTATCCCATTTATCACCTTGGATTAATAAATTCAATGATTTCCATTTTGGAAGTCCTGACTTATTAATCGCCAGTGATACATGAGCACTTGACTTGAGTGGGTGACCACAAAGGTATCTTGTAGTATGTAAGCGCATTGCTTTAATACGTTTAATACTATCAAGTTTTCCTCTTGTGCTAATCCAGAGGTCGATCATACGATCTCACTCACTTAAAGCTGTGATTCAAAGACTTCTAACTTGTAAAGCCGAATATTCATTTGAAAGTGCAATATTTAGAATTTTAATTAAAATTCTAGAAAATTTCATTTTTAAATTTATATTTAGGTTGAACATGTTTTCTTTGCTTTGGGAAATGTGGCTGTCGCTAGATATTCTAATATCTAGGTGCGATAAAGACTACTCTAACAAAGTTCGTAAAGACACTATTGTCGAGTATATCGAGGTTATTTATAACCTCG